GAACTGCCATCCTCCTCGTTTGCTGTCACGGTTTCAATGTGGTTAATGTTAATGAAATGTGTGTACAACGGAACAGCACACATCAGCACCTCGTCACGGTCAATCTTGATGTACGGTTCGCCGTTGCTGTCTGTTTTTACGCCATCAGCAAATTGATCCATAAGCTCTGCAATCTTTTTGTCGGTTAGCTCACGGCTAAGTTCACGCATCAGCTGACGTTTGCCCTCGTCTGTCATTTGAATATATGAGTATTTCATCGCTTACCCCTTAAAACCGTGTTGTTTAAGGATTTGCTGCTCTGCTGGCGTAGCCAGGCAAACCGCCATTTGGTGTTTGTACAAGTAAGCCTGCAATCTGGCTCGTGTCTTGTCGTTGGGGTTTGCCATAAACGCTTGAATTAATTTGCTCATTTTATGTACCTTTTGTCGTAGTAATGGGGCTTGCGCCCCGTTTAATTAACGTTGCACAGTACCAATCAAATTACCATCACTAATTTCGCCAATGATGTATTTTGCTAAATTTAAAGTTTGACGGGCTTGCTCTTTTGCATCTGCCGCAATTAATTCTTGAGCATCTGACATAAGGCCCATTGCAACCATGTATGCACCGCTAAATTTGTATGTAATCGAATTTTTAACGCTTTCAATAAATTTGTCTGGATTACAACCGAACATTTCGTTATTCATTTATGTACCTTTTTTCGTGGTTTGTGGCGTTGTTGCCATGTACAGATATTAAGCTATCTAAACAATAAAAACATAAGTGTTAACCCTAGTTTTGCAATTATTTTTAATTTATTTGAATTTTTACAACAAAACGCCCCAATTACGGGGCGGTCGATGGAACAAGGAGTGAACAACACCGACAGTTAATTATAAGTTGTTCTTGCGCTTATAAAACGCTAGCAAGTATTGAAAGCAATCCCAAGCCGCTGCAAGATCATCCTCTGAGTGTTCAATTAGCTTTACGTCACCGTCAGCGGTAAAGAACACGTTGGCGCATCTGGCTGTTGGTTTGCCAAGGCCGACACGGTAAGCCGCCAATTGCATCAGTTGCTCATGGTACGGCGCAACCTTCTCGAGCTTATCTTTGCTCTTAAAGTCGATCACGATGTTTTCAGCAATCAAATCAACTTTGCCGCCAAATCCCTCGTATGCAAATGAGCGTTCTGCTTCCCAAGTTTGGTCATGCCCAAAGTGGATTCTGATCGACGCATCAACCTGGTTAACGTAAACAGGGTAATCGTCTTGTTCGCCACGGTAAAAACGCTCAAGCACCCCATGCATTTGTGTGCCACGATCCATAGCGTCACGGCCTGTAGATTTAGAATCGGACATAACCCGTTCTAGCCAGTTTTCTTCTGTTTCGCCAGCAATGCGTGGCAACGTCAAAGCCGCCAGTAACACTTGTTGTTGCAGCCAGTTCGATAAGCCAGGCTTTGCAACCAATCCCAAAACCGTAGTTACCGACGGTACTAAATTGAGTTCCCGTGCGTCACGAACCGTTGTGTTGCGTTCTTTGCCGTTCTTGCCAATGATCTTGTACGCTGGTGATCCGTCAGATGCGTAAAAGTGACCGCCTTCTTTTTCGTTTGTTTTAATTAACATTAAATTCTCCCAAATTGACCGCAACGATTTTTAACTTCTTCACAATAAATGGCATACGCTTCTTCAGCTGTTTTGTAATGACCAAAAACGTACTTTATGCCATTTATAAATATACTTGCTCGGTACAATTGCCTTTGTGCAACAAAAGAAACGCCTTTAAATCCACTTTTGTTTTTTTGGTGCATACGCCTATTTAAATTGTTTTGAGAATGAGTTGCTTCCCTCAAATTTTCAATTCTATTGTCATCAGGTACGCAATTTATATGATCCAAAATTTTTGGTTCATATCCGTAATGCATAATCCAAATAAGACGATGCACTCTATAAGGTTTTCTTTTAATTAAAGTTTTAAGATAACCATCTTTGTCTTTTGTACCTACAATAGACCCTGCTTTAACGCTATTTTTGTGCGTTATCTTGTGCAGCAATTTTCCATCTTTGTAATCAAATAATTGAAGTAAAACGTCTTGAGAAATCATGATCGCACCCCGTTACGGTGGAAATCGTTACTGAAAAACAAAGGCAGAATGGTAACGAATCATTTTTTCCCCCGCTAAGGGTAGCCTTTGTTATATTTTACTTTATTTAACTTGCACCTGTTTCGCTAAAGTTTTAAGCATCTCGATTGCATCCTGTAGGTCTTGCACGGCTCTGTTGTCAAGAACCATGCCTTCGTACCATTGCTGCAATCTCCATGAAATCAGTATTGCTTCTTCGGTTTGCGTCATCAAAAAGGTGGATCGTTAAAGTCAGATTCCATCGGGACAATTACGCCTTCTTTGATTGACCTGTATGCATCAAGTTTAGGTATAGGCACGGCAGCTGGCGGTGCATCTTCAGCAGGCCGACCACCAAGCATTTGCATTTGGTCGGCAACCACCTCAGTTGTGTATTGATCCACGCCATCTTTGTTTTGCCACTTGCGAGTAGTCATACGACCCGCTATAAAGACCTGTGAGCCTTTTTTTAGGTAATCGGCACATATTCCTGCCAACTTGCCAAACGCCGTGATCCTGACCCATTCTGTCGTTTCCTTGGTTGCGGTCTTATAACCAACCGCAATTGAGAAATTACAGATTGCATTAGAGTCAGCGGTGTAACGTACTTCAGGGTCTTTGCCCAAGCGCCCAATAAACTCGCAGCGGTTAAGATCGTTTGCCATTATTGTTGTTCCCAGTTTGCTTTGAATTGATCGTATGCAGCTTTCAACGGAATCTGTTGCTCTTTAAGGCAAATAGTCCATGCTGCCCTAAATATGTCCTTCAGGCTTTCGTAACTGACCGCTGATGCCATTTGAGCCACGGTATTGTCCAACTCGATACCTTTGGGTTTCTCAACAACCTTAACTGGCGCTGATTTAACTGCTGAGTTACCGTCATCATCTTCTGACGCAATGCCAAGCGCACTTTGCAAACTGTAGCGTTTTGCATACGAAATTGCTGAACCGTAACCTTGGGCATCTTGTTTGCTTGCAGGGATAAACAACGTGCCGCAGCTAAGTTGTTCGCCTGATTCATGGATAAGTACGGTTTCAACAGCTACGCCACCGTCTGCCGTATGCAACATCTGCACAAAAGCTAAACCGTTAGCCGACAGAGCAGGCCGCACAGCATCAATGACTGATGCCAGACTTGAGTATGCAGATTTAAAGTGTGGGTTTTTACTATCTTTGGCTGCGTGTGACATTGCTGCTTGAGCCGTGACTAATGATTTTGCTAGTTCTTTCATTTATGCACCTGTATGTTGTCCTGACGGGTATGTCAGTAAATAGATATTAAGGTATCTAAATACAGAACGCAAGCGGAAAACTCAAGGTTAAATATTTATTTGAGTTTCTTTGACAACCAATGTTAAGATTGCTACATGAATACAACAGAAATCATCCAAACATTAGGTGGCACATTTGCTGTAGCCAAGCTCTGCCGTGTCAGTCCGCCAGCTGTATCGCAATGGCGCAACAATGGTTTGCCTGGTGATAAGTTAGTGTTGTTAGCTGCCGAGCTTGAAAAGAAATCAAACGGTAAATGGTCAAGAAAAGAAATCCCCAACTGGCAACAAATCTGGCCTGAGTTGCATTAGACTTATTAAGCCTTTAGCAAGCAGAAACTCATCAATGATAAGGGTCGTGTTTCACTAGCCTAGCTTCAGGGCTTGACAATCTGGAAAGACAGATACATAATCAAATTGTTGTCGTGAAGGACAATTAAGCCGTTTAAGTCTGTATCTTGATTCCACTTTCGCCTTGAAGCCGGTAGTGGAATTCCTTCACCAAGATACAGATTTAAGCGGCTTTTTTATTGCTCAAGATAACTGTCAGGGCGCATCAGCTAATAGAGTGACCACTCGTACCCAAAACAGGTCAGTTATACATTTGTTATACAGCTTTATCCCGTGTGACCCGCACGCCCCAGTAGAGAAATCGAACAGGATATAGACAGACTAGAGAAATCTAGTAAAACCATTTACTGTAGGTGTTGATCTTTATTACTTGCAAGGACTGCTAGTAATTTAGGAAATCTACGGGTGGGGTGAGCCGCCTGCCATAAACCTAACAAGGTACAGGTCTGTCGTAAAGGATTTATCCTCAACTACTACGGTGGGTGGGTATAAGGGTAGGGTATCTATTATTTAAATAAACAGAGTAAGGGTTATCACTTAGTTAATACTTCTTGAATGTTGTGTTTAGATAGCTTAATGTATCCTTTTAAAGGGAATATATGTCAACAGAACAAAAGATATTGCGGTATTGCATCGAGCCTAAAACAACAGTTGATATTGCTGATTACTGTGGCCTTGAAAAAATCAGCATCTACACTCAACTTGCCAAACTTCAGCGCAACAACAAGATCGAGAAACGTGGGGATGGTAGGCGTGGCTCACCTTGTGTTTATGTCACTATTCGACAAGCACCGACTGCTACGGGATCTTCAGATAATTACGAAAACCTAGTTGTTAAACACGCTCATAACCCGTTTGGACTGCGCTTATGAACAAGGCCGACTATATCCATCTGTTTAAAGAGGCTTGCGGTGGTCGCTGCAACGCTGAATACAACCCTTGTGCCTTTCGCCAGGCTGCTGACAATCTAGCTAAATTAAAGCCCACAGGATACATTGGGGATAAAGGTGTGCTACTCAACGACACAACGCATCCGCACTTGTATACAGCCCTTTACGCATTGGATAAGACACACAAATGAACCCACTTAGCCCAAAACAAATCCTGAGAAACCTTGAGAATGGGTTTTTTATGACGCACCAAGAACAAACCGAGGCAGCGCAGCTGATACGCCAGTTGCAAGAATCTAACAAAGCATTGATGGAGGGAATGTTGCTAAACGCTGAAACAATTGTCAGGTTGCGTCGAATGATTCAAACAGAAGTTGGTCTTAATCGTGCCACGCAATTACTTGGGGACAACAATGACTTTATCTAATTTATACCTAGCCGCTGCTGACAAACTGCGCCACAAAGGTTTGTTGCCAGACTCTCGACCCTCTACGCTTGCAATGTGTTCGCACGAATTAGGCGGGATTGCCCCAACTGGTGAACGTGCTTTGCTTGAAAAATTCTTAACGCACGTTGAAAAGAAGATCGACAAGTTTGACAGGCCGGCATACAGGCTATCGCCAGCCATGCGTATAGCCTCACAGAGAGCCGCAAAAGAGCAAACGGTACTCATGGGTGTAGGAGGTTGGTGATGACGCTATGGGATTGGATGTTTGTGTTTTATGCTTCCGCTGCCTTAGCCGTGGCTGCATTACTTTTTATTCGTTGGGCAAAACCAAAACCGCAAACATTTCCAAAAGAACTAATTTGTGATGGATGTGGTCAAGTCTGTAGTGATCTTTTGGGAGGATATTGTGAATACTGCGTAAAAAAACTAGCTAAATAATTTAATTTTTTATGCAAGCATTGAATTTGCTTTAACTTTTACATCAGCAACCCGATTTAGCCATCCTTTGCCAAACGTTGCAAAGGTAGTCAAAGACCGATAGAAGTCCTCTTTGGCTTGGCTAAATCGCTCAATTAGATCAACAGGGTCAACGGCCTGCACAGCTGCCATTGTCATCGGGCCAAACCCACCATCTGGCGTTACACCCACGGCGCTTTGGAGGGTCTTTATCGAGCGACCCGCCCCAGCGTTCACCGCAAAATCAAAGCAAAGGTATGAAATCCCTGGTGGCAGCTCGTCACCACGCACAGCGTCCCAATACTTCTTTTTGTACAACGGCTCAACCTTTTCCGGTGTCAACCCACGCATTTCAGCTTCGTCTGACTCACGACCCACCCAGTTTTCCCATGTTGCTTTGGTTACGCCAAGGTTAGTCATACCGCCAGGATCAGCGGGATTGTTAACGTAACCACCTTCTGACTTGAGCATTAACTCAAACGATTTTTGCCAATTACTAATCATTTACTCATCTCCGTGCTTGCTAAGTTAATACGAGTCTTTGCCTGTGAAATGTCTTTGGGTGGTATTTTAAAGCCTACCGCTATGTAGCCTACAAACCGTCCTTGTTCTGGCGGTACTGAGCCACGGCACATATACGTCACGCCATGCTTGACAGCGTACTCCCCGAGCTTTGAGCTTGGCACAAACGGATCGCAAGCTACTTCGCCTTGAAACATCGTAATGACCGCACGGTTATGCTCAGGTGCGCTAGTAAACAAGGCATTGATTGCACCTTCAAGCGACTTCTCTCGCCCTTGATTGCTCATTGCCAAAATGGTTGTGCGACTATTTGACTGAAGATTGACTGAGTTCACAATCACCACATCTGCGCTTAGGTCGTAAATCAAAGACTTAACAATAGCTTCAACCAACAAAGGTTCTTTTAACTCTGTTTTTTTGCTACTGATTGCACCAAGAATGACCTGCCGTGAATCCCAAGCAAAGTAACCAGCAAACGCAACAAATGCGATTAGCACCACCGAGATTAGCTTAAACGGGCTATCCACCCACTTGATAAGATCAACCACTTTGTCGGTAAAATCTAAGTTCCTATCTGGCGCACGTTTTGTAACCCGTTTAACTGGCGCTCGTTTAACCGCAGGTTTTTTAGCCGTTACCATTATTTAATACTCCGCACCCAGTTTTGTAATTCAGTCAGTTGGAGCGTGGTTTCAGCACATTGTCGAGCAGAAATTGTGTCGGAGGTGGTTGCATTAAGGCAACTGGTGGGCTTGGAAACGGTGGGCAAGTTACCGCTACTGGGATTTGGCTGCACCCTGTCAGCGTAATAACTATGAACAGCAGACAAACGAGCTTCATATTGATTTGAGATTGAAGCCGATATAGTTTCATGCTCTTTCACCTTTGCAGCGTTAATGGTTTCCTGTGCTTTACCCAATGCAGCAATCTCAGCCTGAAAAGCAACGAATTTCTTGTGTTCATTGTTCCACCCCAAAAAGTACATTAGCGCACATAGCGCAAGAATTGCACCAATTTTCATCCACAAAGCACTTGGGAATAATGGGAACATTATTTGCGCCAGTTATCATCCATCGTTGCAAAGCCCATATACGAGCCTACAACGGCGCTGACAAAGATGTAAAAGGGCATAGCGATAGTGCCAAGGGTAGGAGACTCAGACACAAGGATAAGCAGGGGAAAGACCAAAGCAGCAAGCATAGACAACCATGCCATTCTGCGTCGATTCTTCCACCGATCCATTAGAACTTCTCAACCATGCGCCACAACCACGCTGTAAAGGCTTGCCACTCTGATTTCAAATAATCAATCATTTGTCTACCTTTGATTCAAGTTTATCGAACAAACGGTCAAGCAACATTTCAACACGATCAAAACGCTTGTCCATTTCGGATTTGAGCGTGTCCATTTCTGACTTTTTAACGTAGGCATCGCTCACATGAAGTTTTAAGTCTGCAATGTCAGACTTTAATTCTTTGACAGAATCCCACAACTGGCGAGCGAACCAACCTACAACGCCTAAGCCAGCACCCGCACCTATGTTGATGAAATTCTGCCAATCCATTATTTACCCTTCAGCATTGCAAAAATTGCCCACGGTATCAGCCATAGACTGCAAAGCAGTATCAATGGAGAAAGAACCAATATAGCAATAAAGTTAAGCAACTTCTACCCAAGATTGTGTTGTTTCGTCCCATTGATACGGGCCACCAGTTGTCGGCATTGGAACAGGTGCATCCCATTCATAAGTTTGCGTATTTAAAACCCATGACGGATAAGGTTGTGGTGCATAAAACACACCAACGACACCATCTTGAACAACAGTTGTATCAAGAGTAAAACCAATTCCTGCGTAATTTGCTCTTAACGCTACTCCGCCATCTGGTTGCCCGTCTTGACCATAATGAACATTGCCATAAGTGTTGTACGAAGTTTGCCACCACAAACTTGGATCGCCAACCGATCCTGAATCAATAAAATCTTGTTCAGCAGCAATAACATTGTCAACAATGCCTTTGCCGTTTGTAAGTGTTGGTACGTTTGCAAAATAACTCATAATAATTCCTATTAAGCGTTGTAATTTGCCGAGGATGTAAACGTATGGATGGTATACCCACCTGAGCTAGTAACCGTCCCACCCGATCCGCGTTGTGATCCAACGTATCGAATAATTACAACTCCCGAACCCCCCGCTTTTGCAACGGTGTACCCGCCGCCGCCACCACCGCCAGAATTTGCCGTTCCTGCCGTGTTACTAGTTGCAGGAAATGCTGCGCCATTTCCACCGCCGCCCGAGCCGCCCGTTCCTGCCGCATAATTTTCCGAACCCGATCCACCGCCGCCCGCATACGTCACAGACGATCCGCTAATACTACTAGCAGCGCCCGATCCCCCATTGCCGCTTGCCGTTCCCGTTGCGCCAACGCTGCCCGCGCCGCCACCGCCGCCGCCTCGTGATGTTGACGGATCGGTTTGTAATCCCGTACCGCCCGCATAACCTTGTCCAGATGTTCCCGCACCGCCCGCCGTTGATGGAGAAAATGCGCCACCACCACCGCCCGAACCACCACTAGTGGCGTTTGTGCTAGAAAAACCGCCGCAACCCCCGCCGGAAGCGGTTGCAATGCTGCCAATCGAAGAATTTGATCCGCTTGAACCGGAAGCCGCGGCGCCACCTGCACCAACAGTAACAACGTAAGAAGTGTTAGGAGTAATGTAAATATTAGAACCAGTCAAAATACCGCCACCACCACCTCCGCCTCCAGAGCCAGTTCCACTCCCACCACCACCCGCAACAATAAGATATTCAATGGAATATGGGCCGCTTTGTTGCAAAGTAGACAAACGCAACATTCCGCTTGTTGGCGCACGATACGGGCCTATTTGCCCTTGGTTTCCTAATGCCATTACGAAATGTCCTCATAAGAACAAATGACTTTCAATTTGCTTGCCGTGCCAGCCACAGCGCCAATTGACATATTTTCTTCAAGGTAGATCATGGTTGTTTTATCAATCACAATCAAACTTGCATTAGATGGAATAGAAATTGTGGATGCAATTGGAGTAGCCGTTCCTCCAAGCGCCGCAGCAGAATAATGGTTAATTGTAATATTTACGGCGTTTGTTGTATCAATATTAGCCACAATAAGCGAATCAACTTTAAACACTTTGCCGCTTGAGGCAGCATTGCTTAAAACTGAAATTGCAGATGTTGAAGTTAAATCGGCAGTTACGACTTTGCCATAAATTGCGCTGACGTTAACAATATTAGGTGCGGCCATGATTTATAGTCCAAAAATGATTGAAAAAGCGATTGCTTTGCCAGCTGTAACGCCGCCAGCCCCGATAAGTTGAAATTGTGTACCATCAT